AATGGGGACTTGTCTGCAAATCCACCGTCTACTGCTTGCTTAACTTTCTCCCAAGATATAGTCTTCTTAGGGTATGGACCAGTAACAACATCGTGACCAGTCTCACTGTCTGCTAAGTGTAGTAGAGTTAGCGCATCACGAAAGTCAAAGCCAATGTCACTGTCAATAAACAAAAGATGCGTACAATCAGAACGTAGAAATTCATCTACGCAATAGTTTCTAGCACGTGTAATCAAGGATTCGTTAAACAAAAAGTATTGTCTAAGCGGAATGCCATGTTTAGCACATACCGATGTCAGGTCTGTCATAGACTTAGTGTACATACCTGCACATTGACCGCCGTACATAGGTGTAGCGACAAAGAGACTCTTCTTCGCTAGTTCTACGGGGTCTAGTTTAATTTCCAACTTTATATTCCTCTCTGAGTGATTTAAATTCTGTAGCACGTTCTAACTGATGTTGCATCCACTTAGCGCATTCTTTTGCACTCAATGCTTCTTCGTTAGTGGGAGGCATTCTATCATCTTCACCAATGCTACGCATGACAGAAGAAGAAAGCATCATAGCACCTGCCATGATCATACAGATATGAGGAAGACCTGAGCCATCAGGACCATCGTCATAATCTTTGCCACGTTCAAAATCATCGATGTGACGTTTCAAACTATCAATCATCTGTTGCCAAGGTAGACCTTTCTCCCAGTTACGATCAGCATATTTCATAGCGCCGTACTCAAGTGCTGTTGCACCTGCGGCTAGTGCTTCTAAAGGTAACTGTTTCATATAAGGTACGCCAAGTGCTTCTCGCTGTGCGCCAGACTTTGATGCATTGTAGTTCGTACTTAGTTTTGTCACACGATCCCACTCTTCGGGTGTTGCGTCATTTATTGACTTTTTCATAGTGAGCATTTTTACCTCTTTGGTTGTTCATAATCAAATTCTACTCTGTGCAAAGTTTGCAGTCTCATAATATCTGCGGAAACGTCATGTGTACTGTCGTGTCCGATAAATGTTTCATTCCAGTACTCAATATCTGCGACTGGTATAAACCCATTTTTCTTGGGGAAGTTTAACTTCGCATCGATCCAAGTTCGAATGTCTCTTACACGCCACCACTTTAGATACTCATTCATCAAGTGATGTTGCCCAAGTTCATTCATTACTCGTTCTATCAACACTGGATCAAACGTATTACCACGTGACCACCAGTGTTCAATCTTACCGACTTCCCTCAGATATTTGAATATTATAGCAGAGAACTCTTGTATTGTCAAGTCATTTTCAGAAGGTTTTAAATTTACTTTGGCTTCTTCTGATTGACCTTGCCACCAAGCTAGATCATCTTTGCTGAATGAACATCCATTGTCACACTGCGCTTTGACATCAAACTTAGTCGTTTGTACCATACCAGTCAACTCTTCGAATGTGTAGGGATCAGTAAGAAACCGATCCCAATCAAACACTACAAAAGCGGCATCTACAATAGGACACTTCATAGCGTTTTGCCCTATCGTTTCAAAGTCTATAATAAAGTCTTGCTTCATGCTACGCCCTCAAGTAATACGGATTTTTTATAGTCATCAGCATTCATGTCTTGCATACGACGGTTATGCTCTGCGCTGATAACAACTAGGTTAGCATATAACGTGCTACCACCTTGTGAGTGCGCAACAATGTGACCACCTTGGGCATCTTTCATTGTTAACTTCTCACCAGTAATCCAACACTTGAATCCTTGCTCTGCAAGTTTCAACTCAACCATCTCACGTGGAAATACACGCCTGCTATCAAGTACAACAAGAGTTGCCTTATCTAGGTCCATACCTTCGAGAATCCAAGTGACAGTGTTATCAAACTTAAACTGGGTCTTGTGTTCACCCAAGTGTTGATTGAATGCCTCATGTATCAAACGATTGTTCTCAACAATTCGCTTTGGAAACTTGGGGTTAGATGCATTGAATGCGTTATACGCTTTGCTAAACTCATTGTAGAATGCTTCAAAGTTTTCTACTTTTACTGAGCCGTATGTTGACTTAAAGTGAAAATACAAACGGTACAACATAACGATTTGACCTTGCAAAAGTCCACGACCAACTTGATCTCTACGCCACACTGAACACTTAAGAATAAAGTCAAGAACTGCTTTCAACTTCTTGGCAATCTTGTTGACTTCTTTCTGTGTTAAACTAGCATCATCGTACATAGCTTGTAGTGCATCAAAAGGTGCTACTACAGGCTTCTCACCCGCATAGATCATATATGTAATACGTGCTACGATCTCATCAAGGCGTAAACGAGTGTTGTTTGACGCTACGTTTGGGTAAGTAATGTTACCATGTGATGTGGTCCAACAAGTAAACAACTCATGTGGTAGACTATCATAGCCACTAATAACACGTGCTGTTTCACGAATTAGATTTGCGATAGGAATATCACCGTATGAGTTCAGTGTCTCTTGAGCATTCACTGGAGTAGTGTTATTTGTATCTCGAAACAACTCACCCTTCTGTCGAGTAGTCAAGTGATCATAAATGACAACACGCAACTTGTAGTTCATAAACTTTTCACGTGTAGCATCTGACAACTCTGACGCTAAAACTTCGCCCAGTACAGATGATTTATGTAACGGAAAACTATTTCGCATGTACTCTAGAATAGTACGCTTACGATTGCCACCATCGATTGATTCGAATGCATATTTACCGTTTTCTCGGACGATCTTTATCTCGCCGATATCCCCACCAGACATCATGGTGTCTACGATACTTTGTTGCTTAGAAGGTTTGCTCTCACCAAATGGATTAGGTGATACAGATGGGCGTTGCCCTACAGGGTTACAGTCAATTGTTTGAGACTTCTCTAAGAAGTCCCGTACAGTCCAGATTTCAATATCCCAGCTGGCTGTTGAAATTTTTTCGTTAGTCATAGTATTCTCACTTTGCTGTTTGCTTTATACAGTGATACTGGCTGAATTGCTCTGATCACTTGTGTATTAATATAACTTATTTCACGTACATTGTCAAGGTTTATTTTGGTATTTGCTCAACTATTTTATAGCAATCGCACCTACGAATAAGTGGTTCTGCCAGAATGGTTGTATCTTGTACAAGTCAAACCCAGAACATGAGAGAGTTGAACACAACTCATTCCAAGTGTTAGGCTTCAACATGTTACGAAGAGTACGTTCTTTGTCCATGATATCTTCTGTATCAAATGACTTACGCTTGTAGTCATAGAAGTTGAACGTCAACATCTCTTGTAAACGTGCATCTTTGGCTACAGTCTTTTCTGCGAAGATAAACGCACCACCTTTGTTCAGACCACTGTAGATTTTCTCTACAACAGAACGTCTACTGGTGGGCGGCATGAACTGTAACGTAAAGAGAGATGTAACGAGTGATGCGTTCTTAATTTCTACATTACGTATATCATCATAGATGAACTCTACAGTGGTACCTGGGTGTGCTTTCTCTACAGACCTAACACGCTTCTCCATGTCGCCCTTAAAGCCTTCTGCAAACTCAACACCGATGTAGTTAGCTTTAGGTGCAAACTCGTAGTTCTGATCAGCCATAGCTTGTATAGTCTTACCAGTTGAACTACCAACGTCATACACGTTGCTCTCTTCATCTACGAAGTATCTTGATAAATCTACTACGTCTTGGTGTAGGTTGCTGTACCCACGAATACTTTGTTCGATATGATTGTCGAACCCCTCTTCACGATGTGCGAATGTAAAATCACTCATTTTGTTACCTCATAATATGGTTGTAGAACTTTCTCGTAAATTGAATCGGCTAGAGCCGCCATCATCTTTGGGGCGACCATACGACCAATTCGTTCTGCTTTTTGATCGAAAGTACCAGTAAGTTTATAGTCTTCTGGTAGGGACATTATACGCTTTAATTCTTTGATTGTCAACTTACGATTTGATGCATAATGAAATACACCCGACAAACCTTTCTTCTGACCTTGCTGTGTTAGTGTTGGGCATGGTCGATGTGGTGCAGGACGAATCATATTAAAGCACGATGCTTTTGGATTCCAGTCACGAAACTCTGGATTACTAGGCTTGAGATGCTTCTCAGGTCTGAATGGTATTCTGTCTAAGAACTTCTTCTGAAACGAACCTTCGTAGTAATCACGTAGTTCTTTTACTTCGTCTTCATCATTGACAATATCTTCGATAGCAGATTCCATACTGATATGTGTACTTGTTGGCTCTGGAAAGACACCGTTCACATTCAATACGTTTAGACCAATCGCTTCTGCTACATCATCACGTACACATATAAAGATAGTACGCTCTCTTGCTTGTGCTACGCCATAGTCTGCGGCGTTCAGTACTTTGTATGTAACTTGATATCCAAGTGCTTCGAAAGAGTTTACAAACTCAAACAACTTAGGTCTTGCTTCACCAAACGTAATACCTTTGACGTTCTCTGCAATAATAACTTTGGGCTTGACTTCTCTTGCTACACGAATGTACTCAAGAAACAAGTCTTCGATACCTGTTTGCATCTTACCATCTGAGTACTTCTTAATACCTTCTTTGGTCTTCAACTCACCTTCTTGTACGATGTTACCTTCTTCGTCAAAGTAAGTCTTACGTGTATCTTCTTGATAACCAACCCAACCCTTTTCACGCTTACCTGCAACAGAGAATGCTGAACAGGGCGGAGAGCCATCAAGTATATCTAGTTCACCTTCTTTGATGTTTGCCATCGATAGAAAGTCTTGACCAGAGTATTTCTTAATGTCATCTACTAAGACAGGTGTGTCTGGGTAGTTTTCTTTGTATGACGTTATCGCTTCTTCTACGAATTCATTGACAAGTAGAATATTGCCGCCGGCAAGCCGATAGCCAGTGCTAGAGCCGCCACCGCCTGCAAAGCAACTAATAACGCTGAACCGCTTCTCTGCGGCACGTTCATTAACGTCTTTATTATAGTATGGTTCATATTTCATTTGCACCTCAAAAAAGCTTTGGACCGACATCTTGCCAGTCTCTAACTAAGTCCATTGTTCGTTGTCTATTATACAGATTTATATCTGGGTTGTCAAGTAGTTTCTCAAAATATTCTGGTATACCTGCAATGAGTTGTAAGTTCTCATGCTTACGTCTTTTGATACCCTTGATCTCGTGGAATGCGTCATGTATAGGTGCTTTCTGATATGGCTTGTTAAAGAAGTCATGATCATGCAACATCATCCATGCGGCTACGTCACTATTTAGGTATGGCGCTAGTATCTTCATACCATACTCTTCTGCAAGATATTCTTGCTGTCTTATACCAGCAGGATTCTCTGCACCGAAGTAATCGTTTCTGAATTGGTCGAATAGTTCTTTTGTATGTTTGAAGTGAATGTTAGCACGTTTAGATACACCATACCAACCATCTGCCGCTACACCAGAGAGTACTACTTTCTCTTTGATCTTGGGATAGACATATAGAAAGGGAAACGTACACTCAACCTGAGTCTTCTTCTTGCAATGATACTTGTTGATGAGTGTGAAGAAATCTTCTTCGATGTTATCCACTGGTACATCTACTGGTACAAAGTCCCAACCAAAGTGTTCAGCGACATCTCTTGCACCTAGACTATCTGTAGTCTGTTTGCCATTGACGTACATGCTGTAACCAGTAACTTTCTTACCTAGACGCTGTGCGGCTAGACCACATGTGATGCTATCTGTGCCTGCTGATAATAGTACTGCTACATGATCTTCGTCTGTTTCTCTGTCAATGTAGTCTACTATAATCTCATCTATGTTCTTCATCATGTATTCTCTTTCTCAATTCACTGGATGCGAATCTATGATTGCGCCCATTAAAGTATAATTCAATGCCTAGTGTATCACAAACATCACGTCCTGTAAAGTCTAAATCCTTATATTCTTCACCTAATATTCGCACATCGGGTGTATACATTTCAAGGATATCTCTCAGTTCATGCTCATACAGATATGGAACAACTTCATCAACATACTTAACCGCCGACAGTTGAGTATAACGCTCTACTGTATTCTGTATAGGACTATTCTTTTCTACCCTATCTAGCGAAGGATCAATATGCAATGCACAAATAAGATAGTCACACTGCGCCTTGGCTTCTCTAAGCATTGCAATGTGACCAGCATGTAACAGATCAAATGATGATGCTGTTAACCCTATTCTCTTTTTGCTTCTCATCTTCAAGACGCTTTAACCTCATAATATATTTTTCAAGTATTTGTGGCTTTACTTTCTCAGCCTCTAAGCAATCGATAACTTTCTTTAAATGCACTACATTATCAAGTTTATCACTCATCATCCTGATCCCGCTCAAACGTTCTTACAGTTTTGCGGTATTCGGCAATAGTTTGTGCATAGCCTCGAGGTCTTTCTTCCTCAAGTCTTTCAATCTCTGCGTTGAGATGTTCTATACGTTCTTCTTTCGTCATTGAGTATCCTCCTTTAGTAGTTGCATTAAGCCGCCATACGGCTAAAGTTCTTCACTTTCTCAAAACGAATTACTTGGTCAAACTTCTCATATAACTGATCACCTTTGTGACTGATAATGAATACATTAGAGTCGGCTGTGATCTCATTGATAATTTTCAAGAACTCTTCTGTACCTGCATTGTCTAGGCTAGAGTCCATGATCTCATCCATAATCAAAAGATTAGTAGAAACAGAGTTGCGTAGTTTACTGACTGATCTCCAAGTAAATAGTAGTGCTAAATCGATGCGTAACTTCTCACCTTCAGAGAACGATGCATATGTGAACACATCACGAAAACGACTTTTGATAGTCTCATTGAAGTTCTCATCTAGTTCAAATTGTACAAAGAAATCCATGGCGGCTAAGTATTTATTAATCAGCTTATTCATCACTGGGACATACTGCTTAATAATACGTGTCTTAATCCCGCCGTCTTTTAGCATAGAAGCGACAAGCGATAACATCTCTTTGTCATCGAACAGTTGACTTTGTTTAGTATGATATGTAGTCATACCATCTTCTAGCTTCTGTATCTCTGTGTTATCTATTGCTTCAACGGACTCTTCTGCTTCTGTCAATTCACCCTTGATAGACTTACACACATTCATTGCCATCTTATAGTTAGCATTATGCTCAGACATCTTAAGGTTCTTCGAAGCCATCTCAGTCTCTACATCATCAATCTCATCCAGTCTCTTGTTTACGCTTCCAAGTCGATTGTCGAGTTCTGTCTGGGCTTTTTCGATTTCAGAAATCTTTCCTGTTGACTCTTCGATTGTCTCTTGTTTAAATTCGTGTTCGATCCCTTGCTTGCAGGTTGGACAGTTGTCGTGGTCTTCGTAGAAACTAATGTCTTTACGTAGCTTTGATAGTTTGGTGGAAAGTTGACCATCAATCTTCTCCAGTTCTTGTAACTTTTTCTTCATGCCAGCTTTGTCGCTGACACCTTCAGCCATTTGTTGCACTTCACCCATGATAGCTTCTACAGCGGCTTGCTCTTCTTCGATCAAAGCAATCTGCTCTTTCAACTTCTCTTTGAGTTTGGCAACTTCACCTTCTTTCAGTTCACGAATGGATTCGTTGTGTTGCTTGGCATTATCGATACTGTTCTTAAGTAAGTCAATCTGATACTTGATCTCTTGTATCTCTTCTTTATTAGTAGACACTTTGTCTTTCAGTAACGTGTTCATCACTGTAAAGATTTGAATATCAAGTAAGTCTTCAATGACTGCCCTACGCTCACTCGCTTTCAATTGCATGAAAGGAACGAATGTACTAGAACCTAGAACAACTACTTGCCCAAAAGACTTGTAGTTTAACTTAAGAATTGTTTCTTCTAGGTATGTCTGATAGTCACGTGCGGCGGCATCTTGATTTAACAGTTCACCATTACACCAAATCTCAAACACATTGGGTTTGATACCACGCTTTACAATGTACTCTTTTACACCAATCTTGAACGTAATCTCTACTTGTAAGTCTTTCTGATTGATAGAGTTGAGCAATTGCTTCTTGTTGATATTTCTAAAAGCTTTACCATACAACGCAAAAGAGATGGCATCAAGCATTGTTGATTTGCCTGCACCATTTTCACCTAGAATAAGAGTAGACTTGTTACTGTCTAGCGGTATCTCTGTCCACGAATTACCTGTTGATAATATGTTCTTAAAACGTATCAGCTTAAAATGAATCATATACTTAGAGCCTCACTGTATAGTTCTCTCAAAAAGTTCTCAACTTTCACTTTGTCGCCCTTGAACTCAAGGTTCTGGACGTACTGTGTCAATATAGTCATAGTATCCTGTGCCTCATCTACTAACTCATCATCGTCAATCATGTCTAGATTTTGATGATCTTCTACGACTTTGATGTCTGCGGCTTGTGATTGCTGTAGACGATCTAAGAACAAGTCGAAGATATAAGGGTTGTCCTTAGTCTGTACTATAACCTTTATGAAGGCGTTTGTCAAGAGGGAAGTGTCTAAATGTGCAACATCTTCTATGGTCATGTCAGTATCATTGTACATGATCTTGTGAAACAGCTTGTTTGGATTCTGAATATGCGTCATCTCACGTGTGTCTGTATCAAATACATTGAACCCACGCTTCTGCCCATGATCAGACCAAGTCATCTCATACTGAGAACCTAGATATGTAATGTTGCCATGTGACGATGGTTGATGAAAGTGACCTGAGTACACACCATCAAACTTTTGAAAGACTTTACGATCCATACCATGATCACACAGATGCCCTTTATCCATCTCAAACCCAGTAATCTCAAAGTGACCCATGAGTACTTGTGCTTTCGTTGAATTCATAGCATCCATCGACTCTTCATAGTTGTCTTGACATAGCCAAGGGACTAACATAATCTTACACCCATCCATGTCTAGTTCAACTGGCTTCTCCCAGTATAGTTCTAGATTTTCTAGTGATGTATGACCATAGAGTTGACGTAGACTATTGACATCATTTGTATTCTTGTAATACGTATCATGATTACCCGCAATGATATACATCTTGATACCGTCTTCTTGGCATCGTTTGAATAGTGTATCATGCATCGTCTGCGCAGTTACAAAGTTAATGTACTTACGTCTGTCTGTCAAGTCACCCAGATGAAAGATAGTATCGATGTTATTCTCTTTCAAGTAAGGAAAGAAAACTTCATCGTAGAACTTCTTTTGGTGTTGGGCGATTACAGCATTATCGTTTCTTGCACCGAAGTGCGTGTCGTTTAGTATAGCAATCTTCATTCAGTAGTACCTTCATCTTCACCATAAAACTTTTCAAGCCCCTTCTTCTTTGCCTTTTTTTGAGACTTGCTTTTTGTTTCCATTCGTTTCTCGTAGTTAGATACGAAATCATTCATGTAGTCATTGTTAAGGTCAATGTAACTAGGATCACCAGAAGCGCCTTCTTCTTTCTCTACGGCTGTGCCTGTGAGAACAGATTGCTCTGTGACCTTGTGCCTAATATACACTTGTTTCTTCTCTTTGTCAATACGTCTGAGGAAAGCATACCAAATTATTTGTGTAAAGTATGCAAATGGGTTACTAGATTTAGATGGATCAAAGTTACCGAGTGCTTGTACAGCATTCTCTAGACCGTCACTAACCATCTCTTCTTTGTACGTGTAGCCAGAGAAGTTGGGCTTAGTTGCTAGTCTGTTTGATATCTGATAAAGACACTCACCGATATAGTTCGGGATCTGAGGATTCTTCTCGCCAGATTCTTCAGCATCTTTACACTGTTGTTTGTACGCAATGATAGCCTGTAGAAACTCAGGGTTATTGACGTAATTTCGTTTTGCTCTTGCCATTGGTCACCTCACTTGGGATATATTGTTGTTAATATAACATATTATAGGGAACTTGTCAAGTATTATTTTTATTTTCACTTTGCCCTTGACAGGTTGATTATGTTGGTGTATAATAATATTAATGCTTTTATGAATTAGTCTAATGTTTTGTTGATGATCTTGATTCTATTAAGCTTTCAAACATATCTTCTAGGTCTGAGTTGTAATCATCTTCTGTTATGATGTCAGGCTCTTCATATGCTGAAGATAGTCTGGCTCTGAAGTCTTCGTAATACGAGACTGCTTTGTTGTTTGCGGACTGCACGTAGTATATATCTTCTTTATATAAGACAACGGAGTTCTCCTCGGAGAGGAGTAACCACGACTTAGCGAACATTCCTTGTACTGGGTCAATAGTAATTTCTAGAGGCGAATCAATCATAACGAATTCATCTTCGTCATGCTGTATGATAGCTACTAGGTCTTTGCCCGTCTTTAGTTTGATAGTTACATAATTCGGCATATTTATCCCTTGATGTCTACGTTATAGATTTTGAATTCAAAGCCTTGATCGCTGTATATCTTAACTCTCTCCTTAAAGTGTCTTACTGCAAAGTTTTCTTTTGTCTTCCATTGAAGATCGTCTACTATGTCGTATAGCGTTGCCTTATCTTTTCCGTTACCCTTTCTAAGAACTCTGCCAATCGACTGGAGATTTCGTATGCGAGATTTAGAAGGACTAGCGAAGATAATATTGTCAAGACGCTTAATGTTAACACCAGTAGAAAAGGTACCATAGCTAGCCAGTATGATATTATCTGAAGTAGATTCGGCAATGCCTCGTACTGCTTCTCTATCTTCCGCTCCAACTCCCCCATGGATGAAATGTACAGCTTTTCCGTCTTTTTCAAGCAACGGGTGCAGAACTCGCCCATGTTTGTCAACGTATTGAAATAGTATGAGCGTGTTGCCTTCAAGAGACCATGCGAGGTTTCTAATAAATTTGTTACGTGCTTCATTTCGAACTATCCAGTCAATTTCTTCTTGATATGTCTTATTCTTATTTATCTGCCTAGTTTCTTGCGGATATCCTAGAATAAGTGCCTTGATTCCGAACTCTGCTAGAGTACCGTCATCGATTAGTTTTTTAGTTTCTGTTACTTCTTTAGTAGGTCCAAACAGACCTTCTAGTACTAACTTGTGTGTCTGTGATTCATCTAGTGTACCAGTGAAGCCATATCTGTACTTGACATGTGGTGTCTTCTCTAGTACTT